CGCGCTCATGGCCGCGTGAACGCCGGTCTGGAGCGCGGGATCGCCGACGACGTTGGCCAGCTGCTGGGCCGCGTCGGCATCCTCTTCCACACGGACATAGATGCCCAGGGGAACGCCCTGCGCGATGCACGCCTCGAAGCAGTGCTTCAGCGTCCCGGTCGCGCCGAGCTTGGCGGCCTTGGCCGCCCCTTCGACGAGGACGGGAATGTCCAGCGGGAAGACGTCGGCATCCGCATCCGGCGCGGTGCCGACGAAGAACTGGACGTTGGACTTGAGGGTGCGGATGGGGCGCAGACCGTTGTCGATCTCGACAACTTCGGCGCCGTGGAGGAACTGGTCGGCCATGGGGGTCTCCTTGAAATTAAATTGCGTCGATCAGGCTGACGACCGCGTCGGGGACGTCCGGCCAGTGCTTGTCGGCGGCGTAGTCGGCATCGCCCTCGACCAGGTCCTTGCCCGCCGCGCGCATGGCGTTGATCCAGTCTAGGCCCTCCCCGTAGGCGGCCATGGCGTCCTTATCGAGACGCCCGCCCGCCGCTGCGGCGGCGAGGTTGGTCTGCGTTGTCGGGGTCGCGACGGCGAAGATGCGGCGGCGGATTTCACGGTAGATCGCCTCGCGGCGGCGCCCGGCAAGGGCTTCGGCGATCTGCGCATCCGTCGCGCCTGCCGCCTTGGCCTGCTCGGCGGTCTCGACAGTGTGCGCAACCCCTTTGACGGTGACGGTCAGCATCCGGGTCTCCTTACAATGCTACGTTGATGATGCCGTTGAGCAGTTCGCCGTTGGCGCCTGTAACGACGTTCAGATAATCGCCCGGGGTCTTGCTGGCGGGCATCGCGTAGGGCGCACCCAGAGCAAGCGACCAGGTCGTGGCTTCCAGCAGCTTCGGAGTGGTCGCCCCCGCCGCCTCCGTAATGGTTATGTTGGTGGCTTCCATACCGACATGCGCGGCCACCCACCCCGCGAAGCAGGCATGGGAACCCCCGATCAGGATGTCCGATTGCGTGACCGAGACATGCCCGCCGTACCGCAAGCTGATCCCGTTCCCGTTCGTGCAGTCGTAATCGACGCCCTGCGATCGGAACGAGGTGTTGTTGAGGATACAGTAACCGGTCTGGCGCTTCAGGGTCGCGCGGTCCGAGGCGGCGCCCCCGTAGTTGTACAGATGGAGATGGCGAAGATCATTCGCGGCGTTGACGGTCATATCATGCGTCTGGAGCGCGGCGAGGGCGATGATAAGGTGGCTGTTTCTAGCGCCGGAGTTGATCGCGGCCTCGAATGTCGCGAAAGGTGTGGCCTGCTTTCCGTCATTGGCATCGTCGCCCGTCAGTTTGTTGACATAGACAACCTTGTACATTTCCCCGCGCGCCACGCCCTTGAGGTTGGTGGCGAGAGCGTCATAGGCGTTCTGCGCCGTGGCGATATCGGCCTGCAGGTCCGTCCGCTGGGTCTCGAAGTAGTCTTTCAGATCGGTGTACCCGTTGATCAGGGCCAATATCTGTGCTGCGCTGGTGGACATCGCCCGCCTCCTCAGTATTCGCCGTGCTCAGCGCGGATACGATCCGCCTGACGCAGCTGTTCAGTTTGCAGGTTCGCGAACCCGATGCCGGTGATGACCGCGAGGTCGAACAGGTCGTCGTCGGGTGCATCGACGATGATCAGGCCGTCATCCACGCGGCTGAAATCCAGCACATGCTCGACCAGATACGTGACCACGCCGGTCTGGCGCGGGTCGACATCGACCCCGGCCCAGACCGCGATCAGGTCGCCGTCGGCGTCGAAGAAACCCATCTCACGGACCGCGAAGGCGACCGTCGTCGGCGGGAATTCCGCCTTCACTCGCCATGTGCGGTCGCCCGCGAAGTGCCGCGTCTCGACGGGCACGCGGGCGCGCTCGCGGATCAGCGCCGTCTGGGCGTGAGCGGGCGCGTAGGTGGCGCCGTTCCCGTCCCCGAGGGCGATATGCGTGATCGCGACCTCCGAGGCGGAACCGGCGGCGACGGTCAGCTTGGTCTCGGCCACATCGGTGAGCAGCGTGTCCGGCATCAGACGGTCCTCCGAATGACGTCATGGGTGATCGTGGATCGCAGGACCGAGCGCTGACCGGCCCGCATCGAGAGAGAGCGCCCGGCGTGCTGGGTGCGCGGCTCGGGGCGCAGGGTGCCCGTCTGGCGGACCTTGGCGCGGATGCCGGACCGGACGTGAGCGCGCGTCGTCATCCGCTCGCCGACCCGCAGGGCGTAGTGCGAGCGCAGGGGCTTGGCGGCGTCGACGACGCGACCGACCTCCGCCACGAAACCGGCATCGACCCGGAACCCGGCATCGAAGACCGTGTTCGCCACCGCGTCGATCCGGAACGTGTGGACCGGGCCGCCATAGGCGAACCACTCCTCGATCTGCGCGTCGATCCCGAGACCGGCGAGAGCGCGACGCACGGCGCCGACCGATCCCTTGACGCGATGGACCGGCAGGCTCTCGCCGATCACACGGCGTTTGACGGCTTCGGACCAGGCGTCGTTCCAGTAATCGACAGAGAAGGCCCAGGCGAGATGCGGCAGAGCGTCCTCGGGGCAGCACCCGGCATCGTAGAGCGTGCGGACGGGATGCGGCAGCGCGCGGATTTCCGGCAGGATGGCCTCTTCGAGCGCGACCATCAGCGGGGTCGCGCTCGGGGGCAGGAGCGAGGGGGCGCGCTCAGACATGATGCATATCGAGGATCATGGCGACACCATCGCGCGTCGCACGCGCGAGGTTCACCAGGACCTGCGTCCGCCGATGTCGGTTTATCGTCGGGGCCGCCTTCCCGTCGGGCGCCGGTCAGACGTCGCGGCCCAGTTCCGTCACCGTCACTGCCTGAACATGCACGACCTCGCTGTCGCTGCATACGATATCCGCCGCCGGACTGGACAGGACGACATTCTGCACCCCTTCGATATGCAGGGCTGCGAGGATACCCGACCGGGTGATATCGTGGCCGATGCGGGCCTGTCGGGCAAGCCACCGGTCCAGCCGATCCCGTGCCTCGACGAGGATGGGCGCGACGGCCGGCCCGGGGTAGAAGGTGACGGTTGCCACGATACCGGCAGGGATGACCGTAGCGGCCTGCACGACGACCTGGTCGGTCAGCTGGCGCACATCCTCGTCGCCGAGCCGTGCCTGGACCGCCGCGACGAGAGCGGTCGGCGTATCGTGATCCGTGCCCAGGACCGTCACCTCGACGACACCCGGCGCCGGACTGGTCGCCGTCGCATCGATCACGCCGCCCACCTCCAGCGCATGGAAGATATAGGCCGGTTCGGTCCCCGCGTTCGTCCAGGCTTCGGGAGCGAGCTGGACGCGAGTACGCAGGTCGGCATCGCTTTCGAGTATCGGAAGGACAGGAGGCACGGCATCGGCATCGCCCGGATCGATGATGCGACGCGCTACGCCGATATTCGAGGCAAGATGATCGAGGTCGGCCCCCGTCGCATAGGCGAGCAGGATCGAGCGCGCATCGTCGTTCCCGGTCGCGCGGTTCAGCAGGACCTCGTAGGCGGCCGCTTCGATCAGGATCACGACGGGATCGCTCTCGACGATCGCGTCGTAATCCATGCCGGCGGCCAGGGCGCGCGCCCGGAACCGCTCGAGGATCGCTCCCCGTACGGCCTCGTAATCGAGGGATGCGATGATCTGTGGCGAGGGCAGTCGCGAAAGGTCGATGGCGGAAAAGGCGGTCACGGGCATGCTCCATGGGCAGGACGAAGGGTGACGACGAACTCCGCCTCGCGCTCGGCGCCGGGTGCAGCGCCCGTCACGACGTCGCCCGCGATGGTCAGGATCGCCGAGCCATCGGCGTCGGCGTCATCGACCGTGATGCGTCGTACGCGCAGGCGCGGCTCCCATGTTCGCAGGGCCGTCGCCGCGCCCGCCACGACATCGATCATCGTCAGCGGCGTGATCGGCATGTCGATCAGGTCGAAGTCGAACCCGTACCCGCGCCGCATCACCCGCGTGCCGATCGGCGTCGTGAGGATGTCGCGGATGGACTGCGCGAGATGCGCATGGCCGACGAGCGTGGTGCCGGTGTCGCGATCCATCCCGCGCATCGGGTCAGTCCTTCTTCGCCGGTTCGACCGGCTTGCTGGCGGCGCGTGTCTTGCGCTCGGGCAAGGCGATCTTGCGCGACATCAATTCGTATCTCGCCTGATCTTCGGTGAGGGCGACGGTTTCGCCCTTCTTGCGAAGCGCTCCGGTGATCCAGCCATCGCTGACGAGGTCGTAAGTGTTGGTTTTACGGGCCATGAAAGGCTCCTTTCAGGTGGGTTTAAGAGCCGACGCCGGTGACGATCGGCCATTGACCGGCCGAGCTGCCAGCCCCGACTGCAACCGTGTCGGTAATTGTCGGAACCGCCTTGCCGTTGATGGTGACGGAGGCGGCCGTCATGCGGATACCCGACACGTCCATCTCCAGAACGGTCGAACCGATCGCGATCCGCAGCGCGCCGTCATCCGGCAGTTGCAGCAGATGCGTACGGTCGGCGGTGTCGTGACGCTCGATCGCCCCGTCGGCATAGCGCCGCATCGAGACGGTCGGCTCGTGGCTCGGCGGCGGGAGCGGATCGCAGGACAGACCCGGCAGCACGACCGACTGCCCGAAATCCCCCGAGGGCGACAGGACCAGGACACGTTCGCCGATGCCGGGCGGCGACCACGTCGCCTCGCCGTGGGCGCGCAGCTCCATCCACGGCCGCCAGTCGGTTTCCCAGTTCTCGTCGAAGACGACGACGCGGCGGCGGGCGTGATCGACGGCCTTGATCCGTCCGGTCCGGATCATGTTGGCGATGAGCCGGTCCAGTTCGGAGACTTCGAGCCGGGTGCGCGAACCGTCATCCATCGGTGACGTCCTCGCGGCCGATGCGGATGTAGTCATCCTCGTGAGCCGTGCCGACCTCCGGCTCGAACCCGTAGTAGAGCGCCTCGAGACGATCTGCGTAGATCTCGTCCTGGGGGATGCCGAGCAGGATGGGATGACGCCACCGCACGGCCCAGAGCGCCAGCCCGTCGCCGCCCAGCCCGCTGTCGTAGAGATTGCGCGCGGATACCGCCTCGCTCTCGCCCAGCAGGCCCTCCGCGCCCCATGCCGTGCCGATGACGCGCCGCAGGATCGTGATCGCGATCGCCAGGGCCGCCTTGTTGCGGGGCACGCCGACCCGGTCCGCCGTGACGATGAAGGCGACCAGCAGGATGTGATGCTCGCCGCTCGTACCCGGCTCGATACCGGTCATCGCGATTCGCACCGCCGGAGCCCTCGCGGCGAAGACCTTGATCGCGGCGGCGTCGAACTTGCCCGGATGCGCCACGCATTCGCGCAGCTTGGGCATGTCCTTGAGGATCGCCGCCGCGATCCGGTCCTGAAGGTCGGGGACGAGCTCCTGCACCGTCATGCGATCAGTCCTTCGAGCCAGAAGCCGACGACGTGCTCGATCTCGCGCGCCTCCTCGTTGGCGATGCCGAGATAGGGGCGGGCCGGGATATCCATGTCGACGTCCTCGCCGCCGAACTGCTGGATCGCAGCGTAGATCATGTTTGAGCCGGCGGCCGCCACGTCGCCTTCGACGTATTCGGTGATGCTGTCGTCGAGGTTGCCTTCGCTCATGAGCAGGGAGTGGCGCTTCTCGCGGGTCGCGGCGTAGGCGTCCGACCAGTCCGCCCAGGCGGTTCCGTCTGGGGCGCGTTTCGTCTCGCGCAGGCGCTCGTGGGTATTGGCGATCGGAACCGCGATCGCCACGCTCATGAGCTCGGCCTCGTCGAAGCTGCCCAACTGCGCGCCACGACGACGGGTTCCTTTCGGTATGCCAGATCGAGCAGGAGACGGCTTTGCTCCTCCTGAACGATACGGCAGTTGACGGTATGGACGGACTTCTTCAACGGACCGCCCTCCCGTCCTTCTCGCGCTCGATCTCGACCGCCTTGCCGAGGTACTTCCTCTCGATCTCCTCCAGCGCCGCATCGCATTTCGGACAGAGATCCTCATGATACGAGTAGGCGTCCAGCAGCGCCGCATGCAGCGCCGCGCTCACGCGCACGGCGGACCATCCGGGCAGGGTGCCGTCGGGCAGTCGCAGGCGCGCGTAAAGCCCGTTCAAAAGCGCGTCGAACGCCGCTCTTTCGGTGTCGGACAGGCGGGGGGCGTGATCGGTGCCGCACGTCATGCCGATACCTGCGCATTCGCGATGTTCAGCGCGATCGGCGTGAGGATGTCGCGGATCGGATCGCGGCGGTAGAACCGGGTGTACGTCTTCGACCCCGTCACCCGCACCGCGTCGGAGATCGCTTCCATCGCCTGCTTCCACTCCGGGTCGTCGATCTCCAGCCTGCGCAGACCGAGGACGCGACCCGTATCGATCTTGCCCTGCTGATTGGTCTGGAACGCGTGCTGGATGAGAGCCTGCACATTGGCGTTGCTCCCTTCCGACCAGCGCAGGACGCATCCATCGATCAAGTCCTTCGCCGCCGACAGCTCCGGTCCGAAGCTGATGCTCTCGCCGATCGACACCTGGACCTGGAACCGGCCGTCATAGCTGGTCAGGGTCACGTTGCCTTTCTGGCCACCCTTCAGGACGCCGTACCTCTCGGCGATCAGCTCGCGCAATCTCCTTTCGATTGGTATTGTGGATGCACGTCGGGCACGTCGCGCGGAGCTGGCGCTCCTCGGGCAGCACGGGGGGCACCCGGTTCTTGCGGTGCCGGACGCAGAGCGACTGGTCGATCTCGCCCAGCACGGGGCAGGCG